TTCTCGCCGTGTACGTTTTCCATCAATTGAGCGGTATACTTACGAGCACGACCATCGAGACCTTCTAGCATCGCGTCTTTGTATTCGCCCCATGATTTGATTTTTGTATCTTCAGCCATTTAAATTACTCCTAGAATGTTTTTGATAGCTTTATTTATAAAACAAATACTTTTTAGTATTTGTTACCGCGAGCAACTTGCAAAGAACGAGCAATACGATCAGCGGTTGGGTCAATTGTTGATTTACTTGATTCTTCTAAAGCTTCTTCTTGGGATTCAAGAACAACCTTACCAACGGCAGCGACATCACCATTCGTGGATTCTTCGAGGGGTTTTTCTTTACTCTCTACTGCTTCTTTCATAATAACCGGACGGATGGATTCAAACTTGGCTTCAAGTTTATCAGTGCTAACGCCTTCAAGAATGGTTAACACAACACCACGCTTATCACCAGCCACGTTCTCTAGGAGTTCGTTCATGATCTTGTCACGACGAAGAGCAGCAACTTCTTCTGTTGCTTCCTGAAGCTTCTGGTGAATATCCATCTCAGAAGAACCAAACATCTGCTCATATACAGGCTGGAATGCTTCGTACATCTTCACGCCAAACTGATGCTTACGTGCATAAGCAACGTCTTCTTTCATTTCTGACATTTCTGCTTCTACTGATTCATTAACCATAGCCTTCAATTGTTCTTCTTGCTTTTCGGCATAAGACTCTTTGAAGGTTTCTAGCTTTTCGGCATACACTAATTCAAGCGATTGCGCTTCGGCTAGTTGTTCAGCAATGCTTTCTAGCTCGTCGGATACAGCTTCTTCCACCATCTTGACGGAATCATCGGAGATAGTTTTAACTGCTTCGTTTAGCTTAGTCGCGTATTCGGTTTCTACTTCGGCGCGATTGGATTGGATCGCAACGTCCCATGCTTCACGAAGAACAGTTTTAGATTCGTCGGTCAGCAGAGTGGACTCCATTAGGTGTTTAAGACTCATTGATTAGCTCCTGATAAGTAATTTCTGTTATTTAGTCGTCAATGTATGCTTTATTTACAATTAACGGTTAAATGTTTCATTGATAAACTTGCGCATTTCGATTTGAAAGTACATTTGTGCTACTGGGTCATGTATTTGTGCTTCGGCTAGATCAGTGATTACACCCCCTTTCTTATAAAACTCAAGCTGTTCTTGAATAGTTTCAGGGTATGCAGAACGGCATGATGGTGTAGCAACAGCATCACAGCAGACAAATCGGTAGTCTTTGACTTCACCTGTGTTTTCATTGACTTGACCGGAACCACGAGACGACATACCCACCCTTACACCTTCGTCGATCAATGCACCCAGAATGGCACCATTGGGGTGCTTGCGTAGAACTTCTGCTTTACACCATACTTGGTTTCCGTCTATCTTTGCTTCCATTAGACGGTGAGAAACATTCTTTAGTTTGACTTCCAGTACAGAAGGATGGTCTAATTCACTCAGAATATGCGTTCCTTGTGAGGCTTGTTCGTTAATCATATTAACGACATTGCGCATATCGGATTCATTATAAGAACGACCATTGCGGTTCTTTACTCCATAGTCCATGAAACACCCAGCCAGAAATGTTTTACCCTCTGACTTAGATGACTCGGTGATTATGTTTTCAAAATTCTCTTCAATAAGGATCATAAATTAACCTCCGAATCCTTTAGTAACGAATCCGCGTCCGCCGCCAACAGCGACACCTACGGCTGTTTTGATACCTTCCCATGAGATAGATGGTACGCGTGACGTACTCCACCCTCCAAGGCTCCCCATCATTCCTAATAACGAATAACGCGAAGAACTGGTTTCTAGTTGGTCTTGCATGGAATCCATATCAATAACGATGGCCCCGTTGGCACGTGACATTGTGTTATCGATGTGTGTCATTAGTTGGTCTTTGAGTTCTTTAATTTGTTCTGCACTATCACCAACAACTGTTGCGGCGCGTGCTTCTTCTCGCATCGCTATCAGACTAATAATCATACGAACACCAATCCCAGCCACAACACCAGCACCGAGAGCCAAAGCGGCTGTACCGAGTACCATTGACGATATTCGTATAAGGTCGGCTCGGTTAGTTACTTTGCGGTATCCTTTTTCTTTATGTGTTTCTATATAATCAGCAATAGCATCGGAAGATATGGCGCTTGACTCGTGAATGATGTTTCCTTTGACTGAGTGATAAAGAGATAAGTTATTGTTCAACTCTGCAATAGAAATAACACCGTCTCGACCATTTGAATAAATGGTGATCTTGGGTTTGCCACGCATCTTGTTAATCGCGTTAGATATAAAGGACTCGTCAAGTTGTTCATCGGCGTCCTCGTCCACCAGTGCTTCGATTAAATCAGACACATCGGATTCTTCTTTTGATTCATTGATAGAGAATGTCTGTCCGGTTGTATAAACAAACATCTCTTTTTTGTCTTTACTCATAATAACTTTATCGTTATCACGCTTTTGAATCTCCCATCCAGACTTACCTAGTGCGGTTACTTTCCGCATTTGTGAGCTTGTCATGCTAGGGGAAGACTCATTCAGTAATGTTTCTGACTCTAATAATACTAAGAAAGGAGTCGTCATGTTATGTAGCTCCCTTGTCTTTAAGTTCCATGTTAAGTTCTGCTTTGCCGTTAATTTCTGCTTTTTTGAGATGTTTGTAAACATCCGCTATGCTACTAAGAATGAGTTTTTTGGTAGCTGCATCCACACCAGTGTCATCGTGTATATCTTTGGATAGTTTAGCTAATCGTCCGATGATAGAGCGAAAGTTTTTTAAGCATTCTGCATCACTCATGTAAGTATAATTGACAGAAAAATGACGGACAGCAGCGTCTAACTCAATCAATTCTGGGTGTCGTAACACCAATTCACGATCTCGTTTGGCCCTTCGTAAAGACGAAATGATCTTATGTGCGATAACACCGATAATCGGTATTGCTATCACAAGAGTAACACCCAAAGCCGCTGTAGTCCTAAGCGTGGTTAGTGTATCGTATAACCACACAGGAATACCAAACTCAGTTCCGAACAGTTGCATTTGAGGTTGGTGGATTTTAGTCTTCAGTGCCGTAAACCCCATAGCGAATGAATCCGTCCATGACTCATTGGTAGACATTCGCATCTGAATATTCTTACGTACTTCTTCTTGAACCTGTTCTTTTAAAAATTCGCTCATTATATGACCCTCATATTTTATATATCTTATTTAGAAACCACCGAATCCGCCTCCGGCTTGGGGGTCAACCTTGACGCCATACTCAGCCAACGAGCGACCATCACCATATACCGCATTCTGTATATGCTCAGGTAACATCTTTTCGATTGTCTCATCGGACAACCCGAACTCATGTAGCTTGCTCAGTTCGTTGTCTTCTAGTTCGTCGTGTGTGAAGTTCATGTACTTTTGTAATGCATACCGACGCGACATGGCATCAATTTGCATCGTTGAGTTATATACGTTAAGCATCTGTTGGTTGAGTTCGATGTCTTTGTATAAGGCAAACGACATGGATGGTGCTACTTCTAGCCATGCGTCCATCGGGATAACGATATCACGCAGGCGGCAGAACTCTTTGAAGTTCTCGTCAAGCACCATAGAAACAATCTCAGAGAAACGCTTAACGTAGCCCATGTAACGCATTTCAATCTGGTACATCTGCCCAACGCGCATATCAGAGAACGAATTGTTCTCTTCACTATGAGTATCAATCATAGAAGGGGGGATGCGAAGTCCGGCTGCTAGCTTACGGGTGAAGAACGATAAATCCGATATTTCCCCTAAATTTTGCCCACCAGGAAGTGTTTCTACGCGTGAACCTTTACCTGTTGAGTTAGTCGGGATGAAAATATCTTCGCCTGCGGAATGCGGATCAAACTCAGTTGTTACTTCGCCTGCTTTGCGTGTGGCCTGCTTCTGCATCAATCGCATACGTTGCTTTTCGATGGCTGCTTCGCGTTTTGGGCCTTGAAGATTACCGACATCGATATAATAGATTCGACGTTCTGGTGCGCGAATAACACGGTACACAATAACCGAGTCTTCAAGTAATGTCATTTGACGCCATACTTTAAACAC